CTGTTCCTTGGTATTGTTACCAAAGCCATAATTTGAATGGAAAGCGATGTGATGATAGTCGCACAAAGTAACTCCATTATCTACATCAAATCGTTTTTCTGGAAATATGTTAAAGCCGTCTAGGTGGTGGGCAACCATTGGGTCTTTGCGTATGCCGCAAATTTGACACTTGGTTTTATCCCTGACCCAAACACTTAGTCGCCATGCTTTGTATTCACCAGAATTCCTAATAATTTCTGTTTCTGTACCAACTCGTTGTTCTGGCGGTTTCCAACAAGCATTATTTTCACCACGATTAAATAGACTTTGGCAACCTCTGCATCTTATTGCTCTATATGAAGCAAGTCCTAAACCGCAATCTTGGCACATAGGTTTGCCACCCGTCCAAGTTGAACTTTTTTCACCGCTTCTTGGTGGATATGTAATATCGCCATAAGTAACGTGCTTTGGCTTAAATGCTATGCCAAGCCGTTTAAACGCTTTGTGGATTGTTCCGTAATCGCACGGAATTAACTTAGCAATCTTTGCAATGGAAATGTTTTCTACAAAGTATTTTTGCTCAAGCCACGTTTTATCACGGGTCAAATGCCCATTAGGACAAGTCAGTTTAGACTTGCGGGGTTTGGTGTCTACTCTGGCTTTTCTCATCAGAATGTCATCTCCACAGTGGAAATTTTTGCGACAGTTCGTATTGTAGTACTCGCTTGCCCTGTGAAAGTAACTGCCAACCCGCCATTGGTAGTGTCTGCTGTAACTGCTATCACCCAAGTGGATGCCCCTGCATCTGCGTATGTTGAGGTGACTGTAGAGCCGACAAGGGTAGTAGCGGCGGCATTTGCACCACGCTTAATCAAACCTTCAATTTTCCACCCCTTAGTATCGCCACCGCCTGTTACACCTGCTACTACTTCTCCTGTAAAGAAATAGGCTGAGTTGTTGGGCAAGATTACTTGGTTGACTATACCTGCCGAATTCACATCAGACGTTAATCGGGTGGCTGTTGCATCGGTTGTTTGCCGACCCAGAATTAACAAGCCGCCTTGTGAAACACCAGACGCACTAGCAACAGGCTGAACACACGCAGGAAATGCTTGATATCCTGTAATGCCTCTAGTAATCCCATAATAGCCACCCACTACGGTAGAAGCAATACCATTTGCAACGTTGGCAACTCCACCGCCAGCAAACGCATATAAATTACTTGCGGAATTTTGTTGTCCACCAGCTACAACGGTATAAGTTGTGCTTGCAGAGTTTAAAAATCCACCTAAAACTGCTGAACCAAAACCACTTGAAAAATTTTGTAACCCGCCGCCAGTTACAGCAAAATCACCACTGGAAGTATTACCGTTAATAAAGCCATTTGTGTAAGTTCCACCACCACCAACAAAAGATGCGATACCAGACGCAACATTATCTATTCCGCCAACAACAGTAGACCAATCACCAGATGCTACGTTTCGTTGATAAACCGCTCCAGCGTCGCCCCCTCCCCCTATGAAACTGTAACTGCCAGTAGCGGTGTTGTTTCCTCCACCTACCACTACACCGTGAGGAGTGAAGAAACTGAGTGTGCTAGTTGATGAGCCTGATGCTACTTTTGAAAGAGTAAGTGATGTTCCTGAAATGGCGAATACATAAGTGTCTGCGCCAATGCTAGTTCCTGTGATGTACTGACCGACCTTAATGTTGGCGTTGGATGCGGCAAGCGTAACGGCAGTTGTGCCGTTCATAGTTGCAGATTGTGTGGTTACAGCCGCTAGTGCCGTACCAGAATTTGTAAATCCACCGCCAATAAAATTGTAGTAGCCTGCGGCAGTATTAGAAACTCCACCAGAAATAGCGGCGAAAAAGTTGCTTGTTGTATTTGCGTAACCGCCTAAAACCGAACTATACGGCCCACTACCCACACATAGCGTTCCACCTGCAACAGTTGCGTTATAACCAGAAGCAGTATTTGTATAACCACCACCAACAAATGATGTAAATGCACTTGCTATGTTTCCGTATCCACCACTTGTGACACTATATTGGCCAGATGCAACTTGGTTAGCCGTGACCCTTGATGTCTGCCAATCCACCGCATTAGCACCCCTAGCATTACCCCCTGTTGCTGTGGAATCTGTTTGTTGAGCCTGTAGCGCACCAGTACCTTTTGGTTGTAGGACTAGGGGGATGTTGGTGTCTGAGCCTTGGGCATTTAAATTTGGGCCAAAGCCTGTGGCGGATGGGGTTGCTTGTAAAAAGTTAACAGCACTTGTTACATGGTTTGTTTGAAACGCTGTGTTAGCCCCGTTACCACTAAAAATTACTTGAGAACCGCCTTTGGCGTTTAAGCGCAGAGCTATACCCGCATCACTACCTTGAACCGAAATTGTTGGACTTCCGCCAGTAGCCGCTCCTGTAACCTGTACATAGTTAACAGCAGAGGCTGTGTGGGCTATTTGAAATTGTGTTGAAGATGTAGCAGTTCTAAAAATAAGAGCTTGTGCGTTGTTGTTATCAAAAAATGCCGCACCATTTCCTACAGTTCTAAAAACAGCATTAGCTCCCCCTGCTGCTGACCAGTAATTTACAGAAGTAGCTCCTCCATCAAAAACCCTAAATCCAATACCATTACCAGTGTTTAAATTAACAACACCAGTACCCTTGGTAGTCAGGTTTAAATCTACGTTAGCATCTGAACCCCATACATACATAGTTGGGGATTGACCTGTGTTACCACCATAAAACTGGAAATAGTTTGTGCGGTTGTTAAGGACATTTAGATAGCCAGTTCCTTTTGATTGAAGTGTCAGGTTTACGTTAGTGTCACTACCTTGTGCAGATATAACAGGCCCTGTGCCGCTTGCAGTAGCCGCACCTGTTACTTGTACATAGTTAACAGCAGAGGCTGTGTGGGAAAACGATGCCGCCTGTGAGCCAGTAGAGTTTGTATAAATTCCAACAGCAGATGCGCCTTTAGATGCCAACACAAGACCTGCGTTTGCGGCAGAACCTGTTGCTGTTAAATAAGCAAGACCAAAAGAAGAACCATTTAAATTAGGATAGGCTGTAGGAGTAGAACCACCTGAGTCAGAAAATTGACCTTGAACACCTGCGGGTGTGTAAAACAACAAACTCGTGCCAAGAGATTTAACAGATGTATTAGACCCCACAGTCGCATAAGCCGCCGCACCAGAACCACCACCTCCGCTGAATGTTACTGTGGGTTGTTCTACGTAACCACTACCTGCGTTTGTGATGATGAAACTGGCGGTAAACCAAAGCGGGTTAAATGTTGCGCCAGAACCTGAGCCACCCGTAACGCTTACGGGACTAGAAGGCAGTGCTGAATATGCGGCAAAGTTTGTAGATGAAACCGCAGTAATAACTCCCCCAGAAACAGCCGTAACAGTTAACGTAGCCGCTCCAATTAATGAAGTGCCACCAACAACACTTAAAACATTACCTACCGCATAGCCTGTACCGCCACTGGCAACAGAAGCCGTGTTAATACCCATAGTAACTGTTGCAGTTGCTTGAACCCCGTTAGCCGTTGTTGGGGCAGAAATAGCCGCAGATGTTTGAGTTGTATATCCGTAACCAACTCCAGAAAGTGTCAACGCAGTAACAGTCCCGCCATTACTCAAGTTAAGTCCACCAGAACCAGCCGCTATGTTAAACGCACCTGTACCTTTAGGATTAACAGTCAACGATGCGTTAGCCGCAGTATCAGTTACTGTGATTTGTTCCGTTACGTGGTCAAGATTGATAGCCATATTAGTAAACCAGTTCTACAGTCATTTGCTCGACATATTCTTGAAATTGCTCAGCAGTATTTTTACCAAAGCCGAACATCTTGTGAAATTGCGTGTGATGTACACGACACAAAGTAACGCCATTATCTACATCAAACCGCTTTTCAGGGAAAATCTCAAAGGCATCCAAATGGTGAGCCGCTAAAGTTCTTGTGTTTTCACCACAAATTTTACACATATAGCCATCACGCACAAAGACTGCATTACGCCAATCTTTGGCATCAGCGGAATGGCGGATTCGGTTATTCAATACTGTGTTGTGCAATTCTTTAGGCTTCCAACAAGCATTGTTTTCACCTCGATTAGATTTACCACGACATTGAACACAGCGTGTAGCATTTCTACTTCCTAACAATTTATTGCAATCAATGCACTTATTGTTGCCACCTTTCCATGTAGGACTGCTTTCACCTTTGCGGTCTGGATAAACAATGTCGCCATAGGTAGTGTGTTTTGGTTTAACAGCAATACCCACTTTTCTAATGGCACGACTAACTGTCAAACTTGTACATGGAATAAGCGCAGAAATCATCCTGAATGAAAGATTTTCATCAATGTATTTTGTGCGTAGCCAAGCCTCATCTTTTAAAAGATAAGCGTTTGGTGATTTAACTCGTGGGGCGTTCATTAAAACGTTACTTCGCAAGTTTCCGCACGGCATACCCACCGTATTGTCGTAGATGCCGCACCCGTGACAGTCACAGCAAGACCACCATTCGTAGTATCTGCGGTTAAAGCGATAACCCACGCAGTAGCCCCTGCTGTTGCCGCCACTCGGTTAATTGCGGGTGTTCCAATCAGCACAGTCGAAGCCGCATTAGCACCTCGCATGATTGCACCTTCAAAAGACCATGCCGCACCATTAGCCGCACCTGTTACGTTAGCAATGACAGTTCCCTTAAAGGCATAGGCAGAGTTGTTGGGTAGGATTACTTGGTTTGTTGTGCCTGCTGAGGAGGGGTCTGAACGCAAGACCGTTGGAGTTGCATCCGTAGTTTGACGACCAAGCACTAAAATTGATGTTTGTGATTGCCCTGTTACATATGTACCAAAAGGTGTTTCACTTGCTGATGTTGTGGTAATTCCGTTAATACTTCTTGTTGTTCCATAATCTCCACCATAAATTGAAGACCCTGTTCCATTAGAAGTATTGCTATAACCGCCAATAACAGAAGAACCAAAACTACTAGCCGTATTCGCTCTACCACCACCAATAAATGATACAGCACCGCTTGCTGTATTTGCTCCTAAAGCACCGTCATAACCACCACCAACAACAACTGCACCAACGCCAGATGCTACGTTTGCACGTCCACCACCAACAACAGACCAATCCCCACTAGCCACATTACGATTAGCCGCAGTGCCTGCATCACCACCGCCCCCGATGAAACTGTAACTTCCAGTTGCCTGATTGTTACCACCGCCTACTACTACTCCGTGTGGAGTGTAAAAGGATAGGGTTGATGTGGATGAACCGCTTGCGGCTTGGGATAGGGTTAGGCTTGTTCCTGAGATTGCGGCAACGTAGGTATAAGGGGTTATCCCGGAAGCCGAAACAATACTTGTTCCCTGAATTAACTGACCGACTTTAATATTTGCGTTTGAGCCTGACAGGGTTACGGCAGTTGTGCCGTTCATCGTGCCACTTTGTGTAGTTACTGCTGAACCGCTAGTTCCTGAGTTTACTGCACCGCCTACCACTACCCCTAAATAGCCAGCATTTGTATTTGCCTGACCTGCTCCAATAAAAGCAAATATTCCGCTATTAGTATTATTTATTCCTGAAACAATACCGCCAGATGTTCCACTAGCAATGTTGCCATTACCCGCACCAATAAAACTACTGTTTGCACTAGCAGTATTATCAGTTCCACCAACAACCACAGAAGCAATAGAACTAGACGTATTTCTTGCACCGCCTAATATGCTAGAAGCAAGCCCACTAGCAACCTGTGCCGCAGAACTTCTTGTAAATGTCTGCCAATCAACAGCATTAGCACCCCGAGCATTACCACCAGTAGCAGTAGAGTCTGTCTGTTGGGCTTGGAGTGCGCCTGTTCCTTTTGGTTGTAGGACTAGGGGAATGTTTGTGTCTGAGCCTTGAGATGATAGGACGGGGCCAGTACCTGTAACCCCTGCCGCCATTTGATAATAGTTAACGCCAGATGTAGTATTGCTTAACAGTAAGGCAAGCACTGAGCCGCCATTACAGCTAAAAATCATTGAACCGCCAGCCTTACCATAAATATTTAATCCAGCAGAAGCATCGCTACCCTGTGCTGAAATCGTAGGTCTGCCACCAGTAGCCGCCCCCGTTACTTGTACATAGTTAACAGCAGAGGCTGTGTGGGATACGGCAAATTGTTGAGAAAAAGAACTTCCGTTTGTTCTAAAAACAATAGGCGCTGTATTGCTTGAATCAATTCCGTTGGCGGCAGTGCCACTACCTCTTAAAAATGGAGTAGATGAAGAACTAAACGCTGTCCAATAGTTAACTGTTGCTGTTGTTGCACCATCTGCTACTCGAAATGCTTCTCCACTAGGAGTCGTAAACGACAGCGTAGAACCAAGCGTTTTAACAGTTGTCCCAGACCCCACAGTCGCATAAGCCGCCGCACCACTACCACCGCCACCAGAGAAACTTACTGTTGGTTGTTCTACATAGCCAGAACCTGCGTTGGTGATGGTGAATGAACTGTTTACACCAAATGTCGACGTAAATGTTGCGCTTGAGCCTGTCCCACCTGTTACGGAAAAAGGGACAGAAGGAAGAACAGAGTATGTACCAAAATTTGATACCGTAACTGCTGTAATAGCACCAGCGGATACGGCAGAAACTGTTAATACGGCAGCAGTCCCTGTACCGCCCACTACTGTTAGCGTATTCCCAACCGTGTAACCAGTTCCACCCGCTGTTACCGTAGGAGTAACACCAAGCCCCATTGTAAATGTTGCCGTAGCCTGCACACCGCCAGCAGTTGTAGGAGCGGCTATTGTTAATGTGGGGGTGCTTGTATAAGTTGACCCGCCATTAGTCCTAGTAATAGCAGTAACAGTACCACCATTAGAGATATTCACCCCTGAACTACCAGCGGCTAGGTCTATTGCTCCTGTTCCTTTGGATTGGAATACTTGGGAGATGTTGGTGTCTGTGCCTGCAACAAGCAGACGAGGGGAAAAGTTAGTTGCCGCCCCTGTTGCTGTCAAATAGTTAACAGCAGATGCTTGGGTTCTTGTTACCTGAAATTGGCTTGTCGCAATGTTTGCATCAGAAGCAAAGTTATGAGTACCAGAACCCTTTGTAACAATGTTAAAACCAATATCTGTATCTGAACCTTGTGATGAAATGGTTGGTCGATTGTTGGTAGTACCACCTGTAGCCTGAACGTAATTGACTGCTGATGCGGTGTTGGAAACTTGCGCTTGTATATTGCTTAAAGTATCTGCTGTTGAAAATGTAATTGGCCCTGTGCCTCTATTTACTAACTGAAATGATGGATTCCCTGCGCCTCGTGTACGAATTGATGTGTTGCCAGAAACCGAGCCAGCGATTTCAATCCACCGAGTTGAACCAGCAATAGCGTTAACTATCAAACTCTCACTACCTGCCACACCACCAAGGTTTGCTTGTCCTGTGCTAGTAAGCGTAGTAAACGTACCAACCGCAGGGGTTGTGCCGCCAATGACTGTTCCGTTTATCGTAGTTCCGCTGATGATAGGGGCAAAAGACTTTTCCCAGAGTAATGTGCTTGCGTTGTAAACAAGTGTTTGACCAGTGGTTGGAGACTGCGCTGAGACATTGTGCAGCTCGTCCATCTCATAGCCGTTTTGCACCTTAACAAATAACTTGCCGTGCGTTGGGTGTGCATATTCAACAATAGCCACGTAGACTAAGTGCTGGGGTGCATAAGGCTTTGTCGCTGTTAATGTGCCCGCTGTGATTGGGCTTAGATATAGTTGTTGCCCGTCCGTATAAGCAGACGTATTAATATTAGCAACTAAACCAATAACAGTTACATAACCATTTGAATTGTTTGATAAGTCTGAAGTTATCAAGCCCAGTGTTTGAGCAGAGGTTGCGTCACCTGTAGCCAATGCTTTTGAGACAGTTGAAATTTGCCCTGTTGCACCAGAGATATAAACAGCAGTGCCTTTTGTCAGGGTTGCACCAGTCGTGTTTCTTACTGCTGCTAACAGTGTAGAAGCAGGGGATGCCGCAGAAACTGCCAAATCAATTGTAGTTCCCGAAGGAGTTACAACAATAGACCCGTCAGCGGATGTGATTGTCTCTACCTTATCTGTATTTAGATTGGTAAAGTTGGCATCGAGTTCCGCCCATTCAAGTGGAGAACCTTTACCTGCACGGGTGTAAATAGTGCTCATTTAATTAGGTCTTATTGGATTGTAATTGTCCAAGTAATACTCATTGTATCGTCAGCACCTTTATTAACAACTGGAAACGTAGTCCTGCAGAGCATTGTGCCGCCAGAAGAGGCGTTAAATGTACCGGCTTCAGTAATTGCACCAGTACCGACACCTGTACCAAAAGTTGCTGAGTAAGTCACTACAGCAGCGGCTACTCCAGAACTGGCTAAGGCAACCCGAACCAATTCCGTTTGTAAAGCAGTATCCCCTACCGCAGCAGCAGTTGTGCCCGTACCGACAGACATATGACTCATAACGTTGGCTGCTGTTCCGATCATTCGGGAGGCAATAAACCCTTTACCAGTAGTAACAACTAAATTTGGCACCGAAAAGTCTTGCTTCACATTACCATTTTTGTCTTTTAAAACAATGCGGGGTGTACCCACTACGGTGATTTGGTCATTTGTTTTCATGTAAACCCCTTAATACGGCCCAAAAGTTGGGCCAACATAATCTTGCGCAAAATAGTCGCTCAAAACATACGATTGAATTCGAATTGACATCTGATCATAAACAAACGCAGAGTCTTTCGCAACATACCCATCAACAAGATACCCCGCTACTACGTAACGACTAGTTCCAACCGGCTCTAGTAGTAAAACTGTTTTAGCACTAACATCAATAGGGTTTGAAGTTTCAGCCAACAAACGCGCAAATGACGTTTGTTTTGTTAATGTATCAGTTGTACTAGCAGAATCGCTTGCGCTTTTACCGACGTCTCGCAATTGCGCATCATTGATTGAAAAGATATCTGTAAAAGGTTTAGTGATGCTGGCGCTGTATAAATCACTAGTTAATACCTGATCAACTGTACGCTTTTGAAATCCGTATTCAAGGCCGTCAATTAACGTAGATGAGTCAACCGCAAACGCGCTGTCACTAAGAGTTTTGGTAACTCCAAAAGCAGTAGTGTCTACTAGACTAGCAAAACTAGAAATTAGTTTCACCATACTTAATGCTGTTTGGTCAGATAACGTTTGAGTATCTGCTGCCGAAACAATTTCAACAAAAAATCCAACAATAGCGTCAGCCTTGAGTAAGACATATTGCGCGTCGGTGCTAAGAGTGTCAAAAGCAACTTCCGCTCGTAACTCAATATAGCTAATGGCCGCATCCAACAAGTCAGCGTGAAGACCAGCAGCAAGTTGCTGCGCAGTTATTTCACCATGCAGTTTAATCTGACTGGCAAGGGCTGCAAGCTTAACAATGGACGGTTGAATTAACATTAGAAGTCTTCGCGCAGCTTAAACTTTAAAAGATCGTACACAGTTTGGGTACCAGCTCCCGAAGCAAATGCTACTTGGATTTCACCTTCGTAGTCACCCGGATCGCCAGCCATGGCTAGCGTGGTCATACTAAATACAACTAGACCTGCTGCGCCGTTAGTTACAGTGCCGGTTATAGTATCTTGTAGAATTGTTGCTCCAACTTTACGAAACTTTAGCAACACGGTTGCGCCGGTAATATCAACAATATTGCCTGTATTTTCGTCAGTAATTGTTGCCTGTACTTGAGGGCGATCAACGTCACCTTGAACTAGTTTTATTTTTTCAGCCATGGTTTGGAGCTCCAGACGTACTTGGTGCAATAGAAGTTGTGCCTCTTAGCTCAGTGCTAAGTGCTGTTGTGTAGAGAGCGTAGTGCGCCTGAGCACGACTTGCGTTAGCTGTAGACTCAGCGTCTTTACTAAACGCACGAAACAAAATGTAGTCTGCAAGCGCATTTGCAAAGATATCAGCAACGCTTATATTACCACTCACTGCTGTGTAAAGGGTATTGTCGGCGGGCTCAGTTATGTCAGTTGGGTACGCTGAGTAAACTGTCGAAAGCTGAGCCAACGTAGTCGCTGGCGGATACACATAAAAAACCCTAGGGTCAATTGGGTCGTACATGTAGTTTGAGATGTTAACGCTAGCAGTTGCAACATGCCACGATGGGCTTATTGAATCAAGCATTTGGCGATTAACTTTGCGAACAACCTGTTTGCTACTTGTTGCTGCAACATTTTGCACAATGTCTATGAGCTTAGATGCTGCAGCAGGCAAAGTTTGCCTTGTACCCGATACACAAGTAAGCGTAGCGGTTGTAGCAGTGGCATCAGGGCGGTAAACCGTAATGTCTCGTTGGCCGTCATTAAGGTAACGTACAAGTTCGTTTGTTGCCCAGCGGACAGCTCCAGCGTCTTGCAAAGTGCCTACGACCCGAAGTAAAACTGATTGTGCGGAAGTAGTCATTTATAGCCTTACACAAATGGGCGTGAACGAACGCGCATAGAACCACGAACATGGCCGTAGTTCCCCTCTATACGAGAGTTTGTAATGTGACGAGCCGTTTCCATCTGTACCTGCGCAGCGCGGGCGTAGTTAGTAAAAGGCTGATCTGGAAGAAGCATAGCCCGATAGATTGCTCCCGACACAACAGGCTCGATCCAACGGTTATACAAGTCGTCTTCAAGCTGCGTAGCTGTCATAGCCGGGCGCAGCGCAACTGTTGTTACTAACGTATAAACATCATCTGGAGTTGGCAAAAGTCGAAGAACAAACTGCGAGTCTGTACGGTCTACATAAAAAGAACTAGGGATGCCGGAATCTACGGGTAAGTACCTAGGAAAACTTTCGGCCATGTCGCCGACAAGAGGGATACCGTCTGCAGTTACGCCAAGAACACGACTAATAATTAGTTGAGTAGACGGACTATCTAAGTCGTATTCACCAATATCGGCAACGGTAGAAATTGAATCGAGGTTCTGCCTGAGAACCTGCGATTTTTCACAAAACTCAATAGCGGATGTCAGCAACATTTGATCCACCACCGGCTCGGGACAACCGGGCAAGTGGGGCAGAATGCGCGAATAAAAAGCACTAAGAGCTTTCATGACGTACCTTACAGTTCGATCTGAGGCTCAGCGGGAACTTCGGTAATCTCAGGTTCAGGCGCTGCCTCAACGGATTCTACCAGTTCAGTAGATTTTTTGCGAGACTTTGATGGTGTTTTTGTTTCGTCAACATTAGACTGCAAATCAGCCAGAATCTGGCCTTCTTCTGTGTACACCCAATCGTGCTCAACTAAACGAGCAAGAATGACAATTTTTCCGTCAATGTTGGCGCGAATCTTGTTGTTCAGGGTTTCGCCACCAAGGCGAGACATAAGCTCAAGTGCGTTCATTCAATTCTCCATAAAGTAAAAGGGACTCCGAAGAGCCCCTTTATTGTGCCACCAATTAGGCGCTGAGAACAGCGCCCCAGTTTTCACTGCCCAAGCTAATGTAAGCACCAGACATGTTAGCAGCCAAAGCCTTAGCAGCATTAGCAGAACCGTTGTTGATTTTGCCGCCAGTTGCAGGGTACACGTTTAGTGCAACACCAGAACTGTTAACAACATAAACAATTTCGCCAAGGCCGTAGCCTGCAGGCAACATAACGCCGTCGCTGGCATTGCCAGTAGTAACGTAGTTAATAGCAGAAGTCAAGACAGTAGCACCGGCTTGAGTTTGAGTAGTACCAGCTGTTGCAGCTTCGTAGCCGCCAAGCGTGCGACCAAATTGAGTCGAATAAGTCATTTTAAATCTCCAAAATAAAAGTTAAAAACGGGGGCCGAAGCCCCCACTCTATTAGCTGGCAGAGCCAACGATAGCAGTGACCAAGGCTTCTGGCTTAACAGTCTTGCGACCGTACACCGCCAAACCACGGACGATATCGCCGAAGTCAGTCTGGTTACGCAAAGGCTCAGTCTTGTTCACGGTCATGGCAAAAGACATTGCTGCCTTAGTACCAGCGACCATCAAACGACGAGCTTTAGCGCTAGCCACAGCACCGCCGGTGGCGGGATCAGTCAAACCAGCTACCAAAGCCTTGCCTGCTGCGCCGCGTGGGAGCAAGTTAGACACGTAAACTGTGAAACGATCCAACATACCAATCTTGCCGCTACGGATGGTCGATTGAGCGTCGCCAGTGAAGTAGGCTTGAGCGATGTTAGATTGCATCAACAGGTGACGGTCGAAGGGGCTGATAATCAACCAACGACCATCTTCAGGAACGTTCTGCTCGTCCAAGACTGTAGACATGCGCAGGATACCCTTCAGCACGTTTTCAGGAGTGGCTTGGTCAATAGGAGTTACGTCAGTGCCCAAGTTGTAGGCAGCAGAAATAGCACCAGCAGTAGCGCCTTCGTTAGCAGCAGCAGGGCCTTCAGTGACCATGTTGTTGAAGAAAACTTCGTTTTCGATAGAGATTTTCAACTGCTTGGCAGCGTCTTCTGTGAACATGTTCATCAAGTTCATGTCAGACTGGTATGACAAAACGTCGTTCACTTGAACGCCGAAGTACTTACCCTTGTTGACTTGCATATCTTGGAAGATAGGAGTAGGGACTTCGTAAGACAAGTTCTGGCCAACAGTGTAGTCAGAGATGCTGATTGAAGGAGCCAAACGGATACGGATGGTATCGCCTTGGTTCTTCAACTCGCCTTCGTAATCGGTGTTAGCGATTTCAGACAACATTGTGTTTTGGTAAAACTTGGCCAGCAATTTGCCAGACCACAGGGTGGGGATAAACGCACCGGAGTACGATGTGCTCGTATTAAACGGAGCTTGGACGGGATATACAGCAGCCATTTTGGCCTCCTAAAAAATAACAGGTTGGGTTTCAACGCTGTAACACGGATCACGCAGTTACGCGACCTTCCATGTATGCAGCATCAATTTCAGCTTCAAGTTTCTTTGCCGCGTCGATTTGCCCTTTAGTCCCCAAGTCTGTTGCTCTACGAAACATCTTTTCAATGTCAGCGTTGCTGTAGACCTTGCCTTTTGGAGAGGCACTGGGGGCGCTTGAGGCACCACGATTTGGCTGAATTTGACGTTCAAGTTCGTCGGTTTTATCGGTTTTGCGCTCCACGGGGGCAATGCTCTGTTGGAACATCGTTACGTAGTGTGCAACTCCTTCAGCGTCGCCTCGGTTAAACGCTTGTTGTGCAACAGTAGATCGTGGCGCTCTGAGTAACGGATCAACTTCGTTTAACCACGCAATCCACTTGGGATCAACGTTAATATCACTAAAGTTCGGCACCATACGGTACAGACGTTGCTCAAAACTTGCTTCAGATACCTGAGTACCGGTCGTGTTCAACTGCTCTCGCAATTGCTCATTCTCGACTCTCATGGCGTCTAATTCGCTACGAAACTCTGCTGCCACTTCGCGGGCAACCTTGCGTTGGACTTCAATTAAGTCCTCGCCAAATGCTTGAACATCAGCATCCGTAACCAACTTCTCAGCAACTGCAGGCTTCTTCGTCTCGACTGGTTTGGCTTCTGAGGCTTTTTGGAGTTTGTCCAACTGAGTCTTAAAATCCCGTAAGTCGGCGTGTAAGCGTGGCACTTCGGCGTCATATTTGCCTTTTAGGGCAATATAGCGGCTCTGCCATGTCTCTTCAGCTATAACTGGTTCTGTCGGTTCTGGCTTTGTTTCAACAGGTTTTTGCTCCGCAACGGTGGGTTCAGGTGTCGAAGTATCAGCTGGAGGGTCTTCTGTCGTTTGCGGCTCCGGGTTCGAAGGCGCTTGGTTTTGACTCTCAGCTATTTGTTTTTCGATCTGTTCCAGTTCACGTAATTGAGCTTCTACTTGTTTCGGCAATGCCATTTTAAATTTCCTTTAAAGCGCCAACTCTGCATTTCGGGCGTCGGGGTTACCGGTGTGCCGTCCAACATAATGGTTTGCTAGGACTACAAAAATCGGGTCATTTGACCCGGTCGAAAATCTCGTGCGATTTTTCAACCGCCTCGAGAAAATCTGCTAAAACCTCAGCGCGACCTTGAAGTCGGTGTATTCGTACTGAATCTTCTGCAAGAATCAAGGAGTCTTTTGTCTCCTCAAGTTTCTTACGAAACAAATCCAATAGAGCACCATGTTCTTCTAGCTTGCAACGATATAACGCTTGCACATGCTGTCGATCGGGCTTTTGGCCTATAAAAATCTTCATATGTTGATTTTATACCACTGCTCTTTTAAACAGTCAACAAAAGTTTTTAAATTCCGTTAGGGCGTGGTGACATCATGTTACCTTCGCGCCCGCCTACTTGACTTCCGTCAGGTAGCGTATTTTGTGGAGCAGGGCCTTGTGTCATACCGGGAGCAGCCGGTGCGCCGGGTGCGCCGCCCTGAAGTTCATTGGCAATCATTGCTAACTGTTCTTGAAGTTGCGCATTCTGCTGCTGCAAAGTTTGCATGGCGGTTAGCGTAGGACGATCAGGAACAATACGATTAACGTTGCCGCTTAGACTGCGAGCTTGTTCGCGTAAGAGTTCGGCAGCGCCATCCATCCCAACGATTTGCTGCGCAACAGGGCTGTTAAGAACAAGTTGCAAGAACTCGTTGCGACGAATTGCTTCGGCTTCTTTAACAACCAAACTAGTCGCGCCTTTAGCTACTGCTTTGACGTCGCCGATCAAATCGGGGTCTTTGCTGTAACGCAAATTGTCTTGGTACAAACGCTCAATCGACGGAACAATCACAGATCGATCGATGTTGCTAATAACTTGTTTGATACCCTTGCCAGCGTTAGAGATCAACATGGACAAGCCAGATGATGTACGTCCTGCGCCGGGTGTGTTCTCACCAGTCATGTAACGAGGAATCATTGTGTCCTCATCAGCGCGGGCAGAGAATTTCTCAAACACTGCCATCAACTCATTGGCGTTGCTGTTTGGCTGATAAAACGTCAGCGGCTGTGAGCCGTCATTAAATTCAGAACTCTGAAACTGCCAGATTTTCCATGGGTGCATTTCAGTGATATCTTCACCGGGCGGTAAGCGCGAAACATTTACACCCACCTGCGGGCCAGAGGAGATACCCATGTTGTTTGCTAAAGCACGAGCTGAAGCGTTCACCATGTTCTGGGAATCACGGCACAAGTCCGCAACGCCTTTACCAGCAACGGCTCCGGGCACTTTCTCGTATGAAGTAACGTAGTATGGTTTGCGACCCAGAGGGTCGTAGTTTAGCACGGCGCGGATCACGGTAGAGCCTACCAACCATACTTCGCATGGGTAGCTCAAATCAGGATCGGGAATCTCTTTTGCAGACAAGCCCCAAGTGAGCAAGTCACTACCCTTTACACTGTCCCACATCTGCAACGCATCAATCAGGTCGGTTGTAAAAATAGTCTGCGTTGTGTCTTTGCCTTCAGCCGTAGCCTGCGCACTATCTGTCCACAACCATTCGTTTAAATTGCCGTAGTCAAAGTCTTTAAGCACGGCGCGAATGGCGTCGTTGTTATAGCCCGGCACGTCAATCAGTGCTTGTAAATCTTCTTGCGTCATGCGGTGACGCTCAACGATAAATCCTTCTTGTACATCCGAGCACCATGGAGCCCAGTAGAACATAAACGGATCAACACGCTCCCACTCGTTGGTAATTTCTTCAGAAGGCGCAAGCTCTCCGTTCTGCCATGCCATGGTTTTGCGTTTACGCTTTACAGGCCCTTTAAGAACGGCGTACGGAAAAGTAACAACGTCATCCAGAAATGTATTTAGCGCATCTGTCCAACCACCCTCAATGAGTTGGTCTTCCATCTTTAATTCCATGCGGTCAACACGCTCATTAGCTTCTTCGCGCAGGCGGCGCATAGCCGCGTCTTTCATCTGCTGTGCATTTTCACGAAGTTGGTTTGGATCAGGAATCTGTCCACCTTGTTCCATTACTGCCTGCAACTGCTGCTGCATGCTAGCCATCAATTCATTAATTAACTCAGGCGGCAGTGTTGGCTCTGGCGTTGCCTCAAGGCTCCAAGGTTTATCTGTACCTGTACCAAGCAAAGTATCACGCAGCCAACTCGTAGCAGCGCGGCATTTCACAGAGGTCAAGTTAATGTAAATGTCTGAGCCGCCCTGACGCTTAATCTCAGCTAACTTGTCCGGGTTGTATTCACCGTTACGCTGCCGTAGACAATCAAGCATGCGCTCTTCAATTGTTCGTTTGGCTTCACGAGCAGACTCCCAGCGCTTTCGTGCGTGCGCAGCCAGCCCTTGGATAACAGGCGTAGCCTGCATCTCTGTGTTGCGTTT